ATCAGCCCGAGGTCGCGCAGCCGCCGCTGCATCCCGTCGGGCGCGCACACACTGCGCACGGTCGCGCTTTGACCGGGCTGCAGGTCGCTGAGCGTTTGGATTCGTGTCATTGCAGCTTCCCCCTCCTGCGGAGGCGAGCGCCTCCCATACCCATGGTATTCGACCGGGCGCTTTTGCGTGCCGGAGGATTGCGCGCGGGCGCCGGGTGTAGTATACTACAGGAAAATACCTGTATCAGGAGTGACCGATATGGCAGAGAAGCCGAAAACGAATGTGGACAAATTCTTTGAGATCTATGATGCCGACCCCGCGCTGCAGGCGCGCGTGCAGCAGGCGATGGACAGCTATCCCGGCAGTCTGGAGATCCGCGATGTCATGACCGAGCACGTGCTGCTGCCGGTGGCGGAGGAGCTCGGCCTGCCGTTCACGCTCAAGGAGCTGCGCAATTATGAGCTGCTCAAGTGGGGACGCCAGCATCAGGACCGGGAGCTGACGGAGCAGGACATGGCGGTCGATTATGAGACGACCTATTGGCTGCTCGACCGCGGCTGGTCGAACGACGAGTCTGCCTTCTGCGGCGGCGAGCATTGAGGCGCTGCAAAAAAGCACCCGAACAGGAGAAAGTGACTCCTGTTCGGGTGCTTTGCGGTTACGGATGGCAATGTCCGCAGGGGGTGTATCCCTGCGCAATAATGTTGCTTCTGCTGTCGTAAACATTGCTGCGGTTTTCCGCAGCGATTTTGTCTACATCCCTGCATGTTGGCCTGTGGAATTTGTGCGTACTGGTGTTCAGAACATAGTTGGCCTCATTTGCGGGCTGAGGTGCGGTTTGTCCGCCGGAACCGGAAGTGTTTCCCGGCGTGACGCTGTTGTTTTGTGTACCTTGCTGTGCTTGCGATGGTGCTGCAGGCGGCTTGGCCGTTTCGGGAACAGGCGTGTTTGTCGGCTCCGGCGTCGGAGACGGCTCTGGGGTCGGAGTCGGTTCCGACGATGCAGTCGGAGCCGGCGATGCTTTGGAAGTGATTTTGGAGATCGGGTCGGAAAGCCGGATGCCTCCCGGTTCTTTTTGCATACCCGCGATTCCGACGACGGTGCAGAAAACGACCCAGAAAGTCGCCAACAGGCAGATCCTTGCTGTCTTGTTGAGCTTTTTTATGTTGCCGGTCTTCAAAAACCAGATGGACAAGGAAATCGGCCAAATAGCTATCGCAATGATCCAGAACAAAACCGGATATGTGGTTTTGAACGAAGTGATGTTGGGTGAGCTTTTCGTTGGTGCGCTGTTGGTAGGCGGATTTTGTGCGCCTGCTGTTTGCTGCACTTGCTGTTTTGCGGAGGCTGCTTGATCGACGTTTTTCTTTTTAGACGGTTTTTTCTTGGATGTGTGTGCCTTGGATTCGGTCGTGTAGGAGATGCCGGTTCCTGGCACGCTCAACGTAGTTCTGTTTTTGCCATTGGCGGTTTTGGTGAACCGTGCGCCTTTTACTCCCCAACTGTATCCGACGCCGGATTTGCTGAGGTTGATCCGGAAGTGTTTGCCTATCGGGATGCTTTTGCGAAATCGGAAACCCATGTTATACGCTCCTCTCTTAACTATAAATTTTAGCATAAAAGAGAAGAGTTGGCAATACTATATATTCAGACTAAAACTATAAAAATATAATCAAGACAAGACTATTAATATATAATATATTAAATCATCATCTTTGGGGATAAACTATTATTCACTGAGGTGTGATTCGTATGGATAAAGAAATTAAAATCACGAAAAAGACGCCGCGCCGCGGCGACGATGGCTATAAAATTGTATCTGTGCGCATGAAAGAGGAGATGCTGGATCGGCTAGATCGACTGGCCGCGCAGACGAACCGTTCGCGCAATGAGCTGATCAATCTCCTGTTGGATTCTGCGATGGAGATTGTCAAAGTAGAAGAATAACGCATGTGCATCAAAGGCGCGCACCGGCTGGTGCGCGCCTTTGCCATATCCATATCTTCTTTACAGCCGGCTGCGGATGTCCTCCACATCGCGCTTCACGCTCTGAATGAACAGCGCGGCGTCGAGGCTGTAGGCCATGGCATCGAAGCCCCTGCGGAAGCCGTCGATCACGCCGTCGGCCGTGCCGGTGAAGAACATGCAGTGCTTTCCGGCTGCGCGGCAGGCGGCGACGATGCGCGTGACGGCTGCCTGAAACTCGGGCGCGTCGAACTGTCCCGGCATGCCCATCGAGATCGACAGGTCGAACGGTCCGACGAAGATGCCGTCCACGCCGTCCACGGCGCAGATGTCCTCGATGATGGCGAGCGCCTCGGCGGTCTCGCACTGTGGGAAGAGCAGGGTCTCGCCGTTGAAGTGGCGCATGGTCTCCGGCACGGAGCCGAGCCCGTCAAAGCCCCAGCCGTCCTTGCGCGACGGGCAGAAGCCCCGCTGACCGATGGGGTAATATTTCGCGTAGTTTACGAGTTCCTGCACCTGCGCGAGCGTCTTGACGTTCGGCACGATCAGGCCCTGAACACCGACGTCGAGCAGCTTGAGCACGGCGGAGCGGCTGATCTCGCGCACGCGCGCGATCGGGCAGATGCCGCTCAGCTCAGCGGCACGCACGAGCGCGGCGGTGGTCTCTGCCTCGATGGGGGAGTGCTCGTTGTCGATGATGGCAAAGTCGAGCCCCGTGCGGCCGAGGCACTCCATAAGGCTCACGCTGGCGGTGTCAAAAAAGGTGCCGATAGGCCGCGCGCCGGCAGCGAGCTTCTGTTTGAGTGTGTTTTCCATGCGGATTCCTCCTTGTCTTGTCTCAATGGCCCGATTATACGTGCATTTTGGCGGGATGGCAAGTGCCGCGCCGCGCACATTTGCGCCCGCCGCATAGGGAATAGCGGGCCAGGAGGTGAGGGCATGGAACTCGGCATTGCATCCGTGGCGGCGATCACGGCCATTGCGTACCTGGTTGGCATGGCGGTCAAGACGACCGGCGCACGATTGGCTCAACACTGCCGCTGCCGGCATCGCGTCCGGCTGGGCCGCGACCGGCGTGCACCAAAGCGTGAAGCAGCTGACAAAACAGAAGTAGCTGCGCCAACACGCCGGGGGGTGCGCGCATCGGCATGTTGCTGCATGTGCGGATGTGTGTTATGATAGGGCCATCGAATGAATTTGGAGAGGTGACAAATGCGCGTGGAAGAATACGATCTCTGCTTTTCGCCGCCGCTGCCGCCTACGGTCTGGGGCGAGCTCAGCCTCTGCTTTGATGTGGATTTCCCGATCGACGCGGTTTCTTCCATCCTTGGTGTGCAGCCGACAGAGGCCAAACGGCAGCGGGCGTGCCGGTGGAATGCATATGCGGGCACGCAGAACCCGGGATACTGGACGATCACGTTTGACAAGACCGACACGTTTGATGGTGACGTTGTCCAGCGGACGATACATACTTTTATCGCAGAACACGAGCGGGCGCTGCATCAGATCCTGGAGCGGTTTCAGCCGTGCACGATGTTCTTGACGATTTATGCCGCAGTGCATCAGGACGGAGAATATCCGTCCATTCGGCTAAACCCGTATTTTCTGCAGGATGCCTGCCGGCTCAACGCGAGCGTGGATATCATTGTAGATAATGATTATGTGCCCGCGGAGCCGGATGGCGGCAATCACGCGGAGCGGTGAAATAAACAATGGCCATGCGCCAGCACATTTTACAGTGAAGTGAATAGTGAAGAGTGAAGAACGAAAAAGTAAAAATCTGCAAGCATGCTGTGATGCTTGCAGATTTTTGGTGCTCCAGCGGGGATTTCCTCTGCCGGGGATAGACTTCGACTCCCCGGGAGCAACCAGAAAAAATCTCCCCGCCAAAAGGCGAGGAGATTTTTTGGTGCTCCAGCGGGGATTCGAACCCCAATAGAATCACGTGTTTTCAGTACTTATCACTTTCTGACAACACTTTTGACAACTTTCTGCTGCGTTTTACGTACCGGTTGACCTTGTTGTGTACCTGCTGTTTACGCTTGTCCTCAAGGTCGGTGTAGATATCCTGCGTCATTGCGATGGTAGAGTGCCCGAGCAGATACTGCGCATCCTTGACATCGATATTCGCGCTGTGTAGCATGGATGCATATGCGTGCCGGAGTTGATGCGCAGTCGATTGGATGCCATGGCTCTGCTGGTATTTTTTTAGGCCGGATTCCAGCTCCGTCTTTGTCGGCAAGCCGTCAGGGAAGAAGATGAATGTCTCCGGGTCGTCATAGTGCGGCAGGATCTCGATGACGTTATCTGGCAGGTCTAGGTAGCGCACGCCGGCTTCGGTCTTAGGGGATTTAAGAACCGGCTTTCGCGTGTCGGAATATGCAACGGCACGCGCGACGCACGCAGTTCGCGTAGCGATGTCAATATCTTTTTGCTTCAGCGCAGCGGCTTCTCCGCGACGTGCGCCCGTGTACGCCATGAAATACGACATTCGTGCGAACAGGCTCTCTGTCTTGGATTCTTCGATTTTCTGCAGGTCGTCCGGCGGCGTCGGCTTTCTGGGGACGCGCGGGTTGCCCTTTGGCGTTGGGATCCCGATGCAGGGGTTTGCATCAATATCGCCGCAAAGGAAGGCGTAGTTGAGGATCTGCCGCATCACGGACTTTGTGTTGTTGATGACCTTCTGCGAGTAGCCGCGCGCGGCGAAGCGCTGCAGGAAGACGACGATCTGGTGACCGGTGATGTCCGTGACATACTGGTTGCCGAAAGCGTCCACAGCGCGATTCTTTGCTGTTCTGTAACCGCATACGGTGTTTGGAGACAAGCGCGGTTCGCACTGCTCCCACCAGTCATCGGCGACGGCCTCGAATGTCCGGCCCTTGCCAGCAGCCTCGTTTGCGTGCTTTTCGCACTCACGGATATAGTCATCACGCTTTTGTTCGACTTCTTTGTCGGTTTTCCCATAGAAATACTTTCGCTCGCCATTGATGGTGTCAGACAAGACAATGCGTCCGTCTTTGCGCAGCGTGTATTTTGTCCTTTTTCTTGCCATAGGCATCCTCCTGTTGGGTTCTTGCATAGTGGGAAATTTGTGCAATCGGATATTTACAATCCAGAAAAAGCGTCATAAAATAGAAGTAAGGGTGTGCATTATTTTGCGTGTCCAGAATATCGACAACAAATCTACCGTCCTAGTGCTGCAGCACCGGGGCGGTTTTGTATAAAAACAAAATATGCGGACATTTATAAAGATAATAGCACGGATAAATGTTTAATTACAAAAAGCGCTTGATTTTGCAATTAAACAATGATATTATGCATCAAACCGAACAAAACAAGAGGATTTTGAAAAGCAAGAGGTGTTCACATGAACTATGAGTCTTTAAGGACATTATATTATAAGGATCCTGAACTGTATCAGCAGGAGTATGCCAGCCGGCGGAACGGAAGAGCTACTATCCATATAGATTTTGATGTTTCGGGAAAACCGGCATTTTTTGAGGAAAACAATGAAGTGTTCCTCCTTGCGTTTCAAATCATGTCATGCGACAAGAAGATTCTTTCGATCAGCAAGGATCTGCCGCCGATTGCGCTGCAGCAGTACAGGAAGAAGTGCCTGATCGACGAAATTGTCCTTACGAACAAGATCGAAGGTGTACACAGCAGCCGGAAAGAAATCGGTGAGGCACTTGCAGTACTCGATGAGCAATCCTCTGCAAAAGGGAAACGTCATCGGTTTATCGGGCTTGTCAATAAGTATAATAAGCTTACGAAAAGTGAGTCAGTATCTTTGGCATCATGCGAAGATATCCGGAATATTTACAATGAACTGGTGCTGGAGGAAGTCATTGCAGAGGATCCGCAAAACGCTCCTGATGGAAAAATCTTTCGGAAGGATCAGACTACCATTCGCAGCGCAACAGAGAAAGTGATCCACGCAGGCCTGACACCGGAGAGAAAGATTATCGAAGCAATGGAAAAGGCGCTCGCGTTTCTGCATGATGATTCCATACCATGGCTGTTTCGGATCTGCATTTTCCATTATATGATTGAGTATATCCATCCGTTTTATGATGGGAATGGACGGCTGGGTCGGTTTATTTTGAGCTACTGCATTGCGGAGAAATGTGAGAGCCTGAGTGCCTATCGCATTTCGGAAACGGTGAAAGAAAACATCAAGGACTATTATGAAGCGTTTCGGGTCTGCAATGATCCGCGCAATCTTGGCGATTTGACGCCGTTCCTGTTGATGATGTTGGAAATGCTCTTGAAAGCCATGCAGGAACTTGTAGATGGGTTGCAGAGACGGAAAATTCTGTTGGGTCGGTATGAGAAGCTGGTGGGCACTTTTCCGGAGAGTGAAAACGAAAAAATGCACATGCTCTACATTTTTCTCGTTAGGGCAGCACTGTTTTCGGAGGACGGAATATCTACTGCCGAGCTGCAGGAGGTTTGCGGCGTCAGCTATGGAACGCTCCGGAAGCTGCTGGATAATGTAAGAGATCAAGGGCTGCTGATCCAGACAAAGCGGGGGCGGGAAAACTGTTTTGAAATGGACTTGAACCTTCTGGATGAAAAATTCATGAAACAGAACTAAACTTTCGCGTTTGCATATTGCCCCGGTGCGCTGCACCGGGGCAATTCTTATTTCTTATTTGATATCCGGTACCGTGGGAATTGCATCTTCACCTGGCAGGACGGCGCTGCAAAGCGTTTCGATAGCGCGTGCAAGCTCTTTGGCCTTGTCGGCGCTCATAATAAGAGAGGCGACAGGCTCTTTAGTGATTTTGCCGAGTTTATCTGTGCTGTCGAAACTGGGACACTGTTGTGCGAAGCAAAGCACAAATTCGTTGCCATTTCCGCTGAGAGCACAGCTAAAGCCGTTTGTGTACTGATACATAGCTACCTCCATTATTACATTTGCATCAATTCATCCGCGTCATCCAGAGTTTTAAACTCTGCGTTGTTGGAAGATTCGACGTGCCATTCGCACGGTCTGTAATCGTCAAAACGAAAGATTTGCCCCTGATTATAGTGCGGCGGAGCAGTAGTGACAAACGGGCATTGCATTGGGATTTGCAGCTTATCAGCGATCTGGGAAAGTGTATTGAGCGTGAAGTTTGTCTCGCCCTTCTCCCATTTTGACACGGTGCTTTGAGACACGCCCATATAGTCGGCGAATTCTTTTTGATTCATGTGGAGATCAAAGCGTTTTTTGCAAATCTCCGCGGCGATTGCTCCCTGCAGTCCTGCGAGCATGATTGCGGCCGGGGACATGGATTTTGAAAGCGCATCCAGTAGTGCGTAGGTGTTAGGCGTTTTCATGGTTATCTCCCTTTCTGGCTTCTTCGAGGCGTGCTTTTGCCGGCTCGATATACTTGGTGTAGTCGGTCTTCCGCTTTCCTCCACGCTCGTAGAAGGATAACAAAAGAATCGGCTGTTGGTTTTGCAGGAACGAATACAACACTCGTATGTTGTACCCGTTGCCTGTAAGGTGCATACTGAACAGGCCGTTGCCGATGGACTCAAACTCTTTAGACTGTACTGCTTGCGCACCGAGCAACGTCAGCATTCGTAGCTGCCGGACAAATGTAGTGAAAAACTTTCCTTCAATACCGGTTTCGGCAATCAGCTCGACCAACTCTTGATAAAATTCACGAGTATACAGAAGTTCACCGAGTATGCTGCATAGCCAGGATAGCACTTCTTCTCTTTTCATTCTATGTACCTCAGCGCAATAATATTACTTTTAGAGAATAATATCAATAGAAATGATAAAAAAATTCGCGGATAGAATAAAATGTTTACATTTTTGGCATAGATTTGCCTTACGGCGCTTCATTCTCCCTTAGTCAAGAAATGCCGCCTGTACAGCTCTTTCAATTCATCGGCGGTGTAGTTCGTGCCGAACCGGCGATTGATGAGGCCGCGCGTGAGGCCCCAATTCCAGCCGTATTTGTGGACCAGACGGTACATGACCCTATAGATTTCAGGCTGCATGCGTGCCACTCCTCCTCACACGGCACTTTCTTCGCTGATCGCGCTGTCGATCATCTGCTGTAGCTTATCGCGATCCCACAGCAAGATGCCGTTCTTTTCGGCCAGTTGCTTTGCACCGGCGGTAAAATAATTATTTGTCATCACAACACCAACATGGCAGTTGTACATGCTTTTACCGGCGCACACTTCCTGCACTGGCGTGTTCCCCAGCGCGGAAGAATAGCATTTACACTGGACGGCATAGCGCACGCCTTCTTTTTCGGCGATCACGTCAACGCCCTGGTCGCCGGAACCCGGTGTCACGGACACATTGACAAAACCGTTCTTTTGCAAAACGGTGGCGCAATATTTTTCAAAGCGGTGTCCGTCCATGTGATCGACTTTCCCCATCGGGTTAGGAGAAGCAAATTTGGGCGCATATTCCTTGCAAAGCTGCCCATAGCGGATATGCACTGCCAGAGACAGGGAAGGATCACTATACTTTTTCTTTAGCGCATCAAATGTTCTGCGGCAGTCATCGCGATTATAAAGGCGGGAGAATGCAGTTTTGTAACTCTTCTGAAAATCATGTTCCATTTTGCGAATCATATCCAAATCGGATTGTTCGTTGCTGATTTGCGCATGGGGTTCTTTGCTTAGTTGTTTGGCGGTGTGGATGCTCGCCTCAGGGGCTTTTTCCGCTGCTGGGGTACGTTTCGGTGTGTTTTCAGGTACGTTGCTTGATGCTTTTGCGGTGTAGGCAAATGGTATTTTTGACAGAACGAGTGACGCAAAACGGTCTGGAACAACTGGCGGTTGCTTGACAGTGTCAGTACCTGCTGCTGTGGTATTTTGCGCCGTTGGGGAGGGACTGGGTACTCCTTTGGGTACAGCGTTAGTGGCTTCTGTGGTGTACGTGAGGGGTGATGTGAAAATTCTGATTCCATTGCGGGAGATCGCGGAAACAGAACCGCCGATGGCGCAAGCTATGCTGATTAAGATAGCGCCGGCGGAAATCATAAGATAAGTGGTGCCGATGCTATCTGCATTAGCGTAATAATCGTCTCCAATATAGGAGGCGGCAATGACAATGGCGGACACAAAGGTGTATATTGCGATGATTGCAAATGCCAAGGCTATATCGAAAGCGGATATGCTTTTATTTTTGAGCTTGCGCTTGGTATACACATTTTTCAGGATCGGGACGATGAGTAAACAATCGACGATGCTGAAGAATATAAAAAGCGCTGGTTTTATGGAATTTATAAACGAGCACAATACAGAGATAAATATCAGAACAATATACCACCAACGTTTGTAAATCGGGCTTTTTGTGTACGAACGCTCCGTCTCCATACTGCATCCTCCGATGTTTATACATATCATCCTTCTGCCATGTGCACACGGCTGATAATTGAAAAATAGCATATTTCGGGCAGTATTGCAATAAGTTAGCAAAAAACGTTCGGAATACCGAACGTTTTCAACACGCAGCCGAAAAATGTGGTAGGATTATGGCGAGGATGAAAAACAATGTACGGGAGTATAGAGAATACAAAGGCGTCAGCCTGCGGTGGCTGGCCGGAAAGGTGGGGTGTGGGACAAGCACGCTGTGCGACGTTGAGAGGGGCAAGAGCATTCCAAACGTCCGCCTCGCCATTCGGATCGCAAAGGCGCTGGGGACGACCGTGGAAAACTTATGGGAGGATGAACTATGACGGAAACGGAATGGAGGGCGTACTTACGGCGCGAAATCGAGCGGCTGCTGGAAGCGGCCGGCGAGCGGGAGCTGCGGCTGACGCTGAAATTTCTGCGCACTGCCGCGTGAAAAAGAAAAACACCGGCAAAACACCGGAAAAACGCACGCAAAGACAAACAAACGCACGCAAAGCAAAGCGGATCAGGAAATCAATCCTGATCCGCTTTTTTGTTTTCTTCGGCGATCTGGAGGGCGAACGCCTCAATATCCGCCCAGCGCTCCTCCGGCAGCCGCGACAGCGCAAGCAGGAAGCGGCGGCGGAAATTATCCTCTTCGCCGCGCATGACATCGCCGACGAAGGCCATGACCTCCTCGTCGCGCGAGATCTGCACGAACATCTCGCCCTCACCGGTGCGCAGCCAGCGCTCATTCACTCCGTAAGTGCGGCAGATGGACGCAATCATAATATCGGAAACCGCAGCTCTGCCGTTTTCCACATTGTTAATCATGTCTCTGTTTGCGCCGAACGGTGCGCCGAACGCGGCTTGCGAAAGCCCTTTCGCTTTCCGAACTTCTTTAATTCTGCTATTCGTAGTATCACCTCCTGACGATGACAATAATCTATCACGCTTGCATGAGTATGTCAACACAAAAAATCACAGAATTTGCGTAAAAATGTGTTGACAAGCTCAACTGGCGGCTGTATTATGTGTATATAAACACAAACGCCCGTGTCCGACGACACGGAGCAACGCAAGGAGGTGAACAAAATGCTTACAAAAAATGAGCGGAAAACAATCGAGCGGCTGGCGGCCATGATGCAGAGCATGAACGAGATGCAGAAGGCGCAGCTTTGCGCCTTTGCAGAGGGGCTGGCGATGGCGCTGGAGCACAGCAAGCGCGCGTCGTAAGGCGCGCGCAATCCATTCGATTGGAGGTGAGGACATGTGAAACCAGAAGATCCTATGGCAAAGATGCGTGAAGCGCACCGCGAGTCCTACGAGCGCAAGCTGTGGATCATTGATTACTCCTGCTCTCAGTTGATTGTGAGCTGTCTTGTGAGCGTGTTCGGGACGCTCCTGACGCTGTACCTTATGGGCAGGCTTTGAAGAGAAGTAGCTGCGTCAAGATCGTGCCGAGCACAGAGACAGCGAGCGGGGCAAGCACGGACTGCGCGAAGAGTTTCAGCGCTCCGCGGAGTGAGACCTCATGATAATGCCACCCCATATCCGTCAACTGGAAGAGCTCACCGGCAGAATCACAGAATGTCAGATACCCAAGATCACGCAAGCTCAACAGCATCGACCAGATCGATTTCGAGTATTTCTCGACGTTTATATCTTTAACAGGCTGGTTGCCAATGCGGAATGTGCTGATGACAAAGAACCCGTCGTAAGACACCATGTGGCTCTGGTCAATCTGTGCTTTGCGCAGCAGCCGGAGAAATTTGGCCGTTTTGAATGGAAGTATTGTGTAATCCATAGGAAGCACCATCCTTATACAGAATTCTACATACAGTATACCGAAAAGTGGAGAATTTGACAATGAAACGACTTTGGAAGGAGAGAGGTACATATGCCGCGAGAAAAAGAAACCTTCCGGCTTGAGCTGGAGGAAATCCTGAAGTTCACCGGCGGCCGCCGGGTGCTGACGGTGACAGACGTCAGCAATTATACAGGGCAAAGCCGACGGGTGTGCCGCGAGCGGTACAACGTCAGCGGGAAAGAGGGCATCAGCGCCGTGGCGCTCGCCCAGATGCTGGCCAGATAGGTCAAGAGAAAGGAGAAACCAATGAAAGCAACAGGAATCATCAGGAGGGTTGATGACCTCGGCCGCATCGTGCTGCCGAAGGAGCTGCGCCAGACGATGGGCATCCGGACGGGAGATCCCATGGAGATCTATACCGACGCGGACAACATCATCCTGCGCAAGTATGCGCCGGGCTGTGCGTTTTGTGGGAGCGTGGACGGAGTCCGACATATCCACGATGTGCCGATGTGCGCTATCTGCGCGAACAACATGCAGATGCTGTACCGCACGGCAGAGGGGAGAGACGGCAAATGAAGGTGTTCGGAGATCCGCGCGCCAAGGCGAAGGTGCGCCGCTACATCATGTGGGGCATCGAGGACGGTATCGTCTGCGCGTCCTTCATCGCCGGCATCGCGCTGGCGGGGTGGCTGTTTCACATCCTCTTCGCTGCGCTCGGCGTCGCATGAGACGTCCGGAGGTCGTATATATGT